GCTCTCACGCTGCGGTGCGGGTACCTGAGCGTGGATGCGGCGAACATCTGAAGGGGAACAGCCATGAGTGACTACTCCAGCGGCATCAGACTCGAGCAGGGCTTGCGCGCCTTGGCCGGCGAGGACGGGGCCATCCGGGTCGAGTCCATCCGCAGGCTGGACGTCAAGCCCGGCGAGACCCTGGTCGTCCGTGCCGCGAAGCGGGTCAACCAGCAGATTGCGGCCGACATCAGGCGACTGATCGAGCCCCACCTGCCACAGGGGGTGGGCGTCCTCGTCCTGGGTCCGGACTTCGACCTGGAAGTAGTCAGCGCTAGCAACCCCGAGTAGCCCCAACACGTCTACTATCCGCACAGCGATGCATACAGGGGAGCATCGAGCGGAGGACAGACAGTGATCACCATCAGTCGGACCCAACTCATCGCCGGCCTGGTCGCGCTCGCGGCCATCGGCACCGCCGCAGCCCTGCTGCTGTGGCCTAGCACCGCAGCCAGTCCAGCGAATGCGGACCTCCGCGGCACCCTGACGCTGCACGGCAAGACGCTGCATGACGGCGCGGGGCTGTGCATGGGGCAGGGCGGCTACTCGGACATCACCGAAGGCGCCCCGGTCACGGTGTACGACAGCAAAGGTGCGGTCATCGCAACCGGTCAACTCGGACGCGGCGACGACCGCGGCTGGAAACCCACCGACGACACCGAGCGGTCCAACACCTGCTGGTTCGCGTTCACCGTGACAGCACCGCACTCCGAGTTCTACCAGGTCGAGGTGTCACACCGGGGCAAGGTCACCGTCGAGGGTAACCAAGTGGAACTCACGCTGGGCACCTGATCGGAGAGGGGGCGCGCGGTGGCGCTGAACGCCTGCCCGAGGCTTCAATGCCGAGGACGCACCATCCATTCGTTCAGGCGCCACTGGACTCCCGCCTACCTGATCGAGGTTGCGGCCACGATCAGCATGCACCGAGACAGCGGACAGTGCATCTGCCGAGACGGTCGCTCGATCGTGCGGTGCTTGTGGGACCTCACCGTCGACACCGTTCGCGACCACCGTCGCAGGCTGGCCAACTGGTACCGCTGGCATGTCGAGTGGCATCGGTAAGTGCGCATCGTCCTGCTCTGCGGCCCACCCTGCTCCGGTGAGACCACGCTGGCCCACCACCTAGCCCAGCCTGAGGACGCGGTGCTGGACTATGAAGCTCATCAGATGTGGATCATGGGAAGATCAAATGACGGTGTTATTGATGATCTTTTAAGATCCACAACGGTTGACCCCGCTCCCACGCCTCCCTTTTTCTCCCCCCGAACCACCCCGTACCGGGTCCAATCAGCAGGGTAGGGGGGTCGCCGTGGCCGCCCCCAGGAAGCTCGCCGCCGTCAAGGCTGGCCAGTCGAAACCCCCGCCCGACCTGCGAGAAGCGGTCGCGGATGCGCTGGCGGGGATGACGTGGTTGACGTCCAGCGACGACGCCTTGAAGGCGCTGGCGATGCGGCAGGCCGAGGAGATCGAGCAGGCATTGGACCGCAAGCGGGAGCTCGAGGCGGTCATGGACGAGTTCTCCGGCGACAAGTCGATGTACACCCGCCTCCGCAAGCTCGAAGCGATGTGCGACGTCACCAAGACGGTCGGGTGGCTGGGCCCGCAGCTCCAAGGTGTCCTTCGGGACCTGGGCGGTACTCCGGCGGCGCGGAAGGCGATGACGGCGGAGAAGCCGATCGGTGGCCGCCTGGCTCAGATCCGGCGCGAGGCTGGCGAGACGGACGACTAGATCAATCTTGCGCAAAATCCCGGGGGAACACTCGCGTTTGCAAACGGGGCGGTGGGCGCGTGCTGGGCTCAACCACCCCTCGTCTCTGGACGAAGCCACTGGTCACGGGACCTCCGGGACCGTGTGGGTGCGGATGTGCGCTGACCCCGGTGACCTCATACGGGTTCTCCGCGATCGACTTCGCTCGGGACATGATCGGCTTCGAGCCGCTGCCGTGGCAACGGTGGCTCCTGATCCACGCGTTGGAGAAGGGCGTCGGCAGGAAGTACCGCTTCCGGACGATCCTGATCCTGGTCGCGAGGCAGAACGGGAAGACCTCCCTGGTCGAGATCAAGAACCTGTGGAAGATGTTCGTCCACCGCGCGCAGGTGCTCGGCACCGCCCAGGATCTCGACGTCTCCGAGGAGTCGTGGGACAACGCAGTGGAGATCTGCGAGGGAATCCCTGACCTCGCCGTTGAGATCAAGGACGTCATCAAGGTCAACGGCAAGAAGGCGCTGAAGCTGGCGAACGGCGCCCGGTGGAAGGTGAAGGCGGCAAACCGCCGCGGTGGTCGCGGGTTCACCGGTGACGATGTGAACCTGGACGAGTTGCGGGAGCACAAGAACTGGCTGCCATGGGGTGCCGTAACGAAGACGACCATGGCCCGGAAGAACGCCCAGATCTGGGCGTACACCAACGCTGGTGACGACGAATCGATCGTCCTCAACGACATCCAGGCGAAGGCCCGGCTCACGGTCACACAGCCTGAGACGGATCTTCAAATGGGCCTGTTCGAGTGGTCGGTCCCGGACGAGGTGAAGTGCACGTGTAAGCGTGTGCGACCGACACCGCACGGTTCGGACTGTCAACTGGCAGATCCAAGGCTGTGGGCAATGGCGAACCCGTCGTTCGGATTCACGATTACGTTCGATGCGATGCTGTCGGCGCTGAACACTGACCCGGACGAGATCTTCCTGACCGAATGCCTTTGTCAGAGGGTGCCGGACCTGATCGCTGGTGATATCGACGCCGCGTCGTGGCAGCGGATGCTCGACCCAGACTCCCGACGACAGGGCGATATCACGATCGGCGTCGACCTGAACCCGCAGCAGGACGCGGCGTCGATCGCACTGTTCGGGATCAGGGCCGATGAGCGCGAGCACATGCAGTTGATGGACTGCCGGCCAGGGATCGACTGGGTTCCGGACAGGCTGGTCGAACTGCGGGAGATTCTGAACCCGGTCGGGTACGCGATGGGCCGCAACACCTACGCAGCCCTTGAGGCCGAACTGACGAAGCAGAAGTTCTTGCGGCCCGAGAAGCCGGAGGAGCCTGCCCGCGGCAACGTCGCGGTGGTCGCTGGCGCGGATATGTCGGCCGCGACCGGGCAAATGCTCACCGTTTGCCGGCCGATCGTCGGCACAGACGGATCGCTCGACTATCGAGCTCGGCACATCGGCCAGCGCGAACTGAACGCGGCGGCCGCATCGGCGAGAGCCCGAGAGGGAACGGACTCGATCACCTGGTCCCGGAAGGACTCCGGCGGGGACATCACGCCGTTGAACTCAGTGACCGTAGCGAAGTGGCTGTATCAAGCCTGGGCTCATCTGGTGACCAACGATTACGACCTCATGGACTCAGTTATCTAGCGGGAGGTGGCACGAAATGGGCGACTCTCCTGCCAAGACTGGTTCGCAGGCGCTGCAATATCAACGGGTCTACAGTGCCTGACCCTACCCTCGGGGCGGACGGCGTCTACTACGCCGGACAGAAGCCGGTCCCGGGCGCACAGGGACGGTGGCGGCGCGGTACTGCGTGGGTCGGCCGTGCACTGAGTAGGGCCGGTCGATGGGTCGGCAGGACCGGGCAGCGGGCGATCACGAGCCTGCCGTGGGTCTCGGGCGGTCCACGGGCGAGCGCGGCGTCTGCCGAGCGAGCAATCAGCCTGATCCCTCTGTTCGCTTGCGTCAGATTGCTCGCGGATGGGGTCGCGTCTCTTCCCCTGCAGACCTACGAGCAGATCGGGGACCGACGCCTGCCGAAGACGTTCGTCCCGCAGCTGCTGTGGCAACCCTCCGCACGAGACGATCTGTTCGAGTGGCTCCACAAATGCGTGGTGTCGATGGCGCTGCGCGGCAACGCCTATGGGCTGATCATCGCGCGGGACCTGTTCGGTTTCCCTACGCAGATCGAATGGATGGACCCGGACGACGTATACGTAGACGAGCTGGTTCCGCAGGCCCCGGTGTTCTACTGGCGAGGCCACCGACTGCCCACCGAGGACGTGTTACACATCCCGTGGTTCGTGATGCCAGGCAAAGTTGTGGGCCTGTCGCCGGTGGCGGCGTTTGCGTCGACGATCGGTGTTGGGCTGTCCGCGACCGACTACGGGCGCAGCTGGTTCGACAACGGCGGTACCCCGCCGGCGACGTTCCGCAACAACCAGAAGACGGTCAACCCGGCCGAGTCGGAGGAGATCTCCGACCGGCTGGCAACCAGGATGCGGTCTCGGAAGCCTTTGGTGTACGGCTCCGACTGGGAGTTCACGGCCATCCAGGTGAACCCCGAAGAGAGCCAGTTCATCCAGACGATGAAGCTGAACGCTACGCAGATCGCCGCGATCTTCGGTATCCCACCGGGGGATGTGGGGGGTGAGGTCAGTAACTCGCTGACCTACTCCACCGAGGAAATGAACCAGATCAAACTGGCCCAGTCCACCCTCCGGCCGTGGCTAGTACGCCTCGAGCGCCGCATTTCGATGCTCATGCCGGTGCGGCAATTCGTGAAGTTCAACGTGGACGCCATGATCCGCACGGACCTCGAAACCCGCTATAAAGCGCACCAGATGGCGCTCGACTCCGGGTGGCGGAATGTCGACGAGATCCGCGCCATCGAAGATCTCCCTCCGCTACCGAATGGCGCCGGCAAGGCCTACAAGCCGGTCGCCACCATCAACGAATCCCCCGCCGTCCCGCGGGGCATACCGGGCAAGTCATTGGAGCCCGACCACGTGGGCGGCCAGAACGGACAGGTCGACCCGACGACCGGCAAACAAGGAGTAAATGGTGTCCGACATTGAGAGGCGCTACACGCCGGTGCCGGTTCAGGTGCGGGCCGACGGAGACAAGCAGAAGATCGGCGGCTACGCCGCCGTGTTCGGGAAACTGTCCCGGAACCTGGGTGGATTCGTCGAGTTGATCGCCCCGTCGTTCTTCAACACGTCCCGGACGGCTGGATGGCCGGACGTGATCGCCCGCTACAACCACGACGACAACATGCTCCTGGGGTCGACCGGCGGGAACACGCTGCGCCTGTCGATCGACGAGACCGGCCTGCTGTACGACGTGGACCCGCCCGTGTCCCGCGCGGACATTGTCGAACTCATCGCCCGCGGTGATGTGCGCAAGTCTTCGTTCGCGTTCCGGCTGGACGTGAACGGTGACGAGTGGACCACAACCGATCAGGGCTTCCCGATGCGGAAGCTCGTGTCAGGCCAACTGGTGGATGTGGCGCCGGTGAACATTCCCGCCTACCCGGACACCACTTCGGGTCTGCGGTCACTGGCGGCGCATGTTCACGCGGACTTCGAGGAGGTCCGCAAGATGGCTGAGGCGGATGAACTGCGGAAGTTCTTCGTCCGCACCGACCGCAAGACCGGTGCGCCGGTTGTGCCGTCGAGGCCGAAGCTGTTCGGGCCGTCCGCGGCCGCGGCGCTGCTGTCGCGTCGGGAAGACCCCTACGTCTAGACCCCTCCATCCCCGCTGACCTGTTGGCCGGACACGCATCCACCGACCGATCAGCGACTGTCCACAACTGAATATCCCTACGGGATCGGCAACGCAACCGTCTCGTGACCCAAGGCTCCGGCAACGCATCCGGGGCCTTTGCCGTGTTGCAACCCCCCGATTCCGCAAGGAGAACTCGCATGAGCGAGATGGTGAAGAAGCTGCGTGAGCGGCGCACGAAGGTCTGGGAGGACATGAAGGCGCTCGCCGACAAGGCCAGCGACGAGAACCGCGCCTTCGACCCTGGAGAGCAGGGCCAGTGGGACGCCCAGAACGACGAGCTCGACAAGCTCGACCAGCGCATCAAGTCCGCCCTGGACACCGAGCAGCGCGCCAAGGACGCCGAGGCGTCGTTCGCGAAGCTCGAGTCCACTCCGCAGGAGCGCGCCGGCCAGCCTGGCGGGGCTGGCGGGCAGCAGCCGTCGGCACAGGCGGCAGAGCTGCGGAAGTTCCTTCGCGGCGAGGGTCCCCGCGTGTACAACATCAACCCGACGGGCCCGGTGGACTTCCGCGCGCTGTCGAAGCTGACCGCGGCCGCGGGTCTGAACACGGTGCCGACGTCGTTCTACGACCGGCTGATGGCACACCTCATCGAAACCTCGGCGATCATGCAGGCCGGCGTGACCGTCCTCAACACGGCGAGTGGCGAGACGATCCAGGTGCCGAAGACGACCGCGCACTCCACTGCGGCGATCGTCACGGAGGCCGGCGCGATCGGCGCATCCGACCCGACGTTCGGTCAGGTGTCGCTGGGCGCCTACAAGTACGGCACCCTCATCCAGGTGTCGCGGGAGCTGCTCGACGACACGGGTGTCGACCTCGAGGGTTACCTGGCGATGCAGGCCGGCCGGGCGCTCGGGAACGCCTTCGGCGCGCATGCGGTCACCGGCACCGGCTCCAGCCAGCCACGCGGCGTCGTCACCGACGCCACCCTCGGAGTCACCGGCTCCACGGGTGTCACCGGTGCATTCTCGGCCGACAACCTGATCGACCTGCACTACTCGGTCATCGCCCCGTACCGCGCGTCCCAATCGTGCTACTGGCTGATGCGGGACGCGTCGGTCGCGGCGGCACGGAAGCTCAAGGACTCGACCGGCCAGTACCTATGGCAGCCGAGCCTGCAGTTGGGTGCGCCGGACATGTTCAACGGCAAGCCCGTCCTGACGGACCCGAACGTGGCGGCCACCGCGCTGTCGGCGAAGTCGGTGCTGTTCGGCGACTTCTCCCAGTACTTCGTCCGACTCGCGGGCGGGGTCCGGTTCGAGCGCTCCGACGACTACGCCTTCAACACCGACCTGGTGACGTTCCGCGCGCTGCTGCGGGCGGACGGGTCCCTTGTGGACCTAACCGGCGCTGTCAAGTACTTCGCGGGCGGAGCTTCCTGATAACTGAATCCGTCAGTTAGCTCCCGTCGTCATTGTTCCTTCTCTCGGAGAGAGGCAGTCCCTCTCTCCGAGAGAAGGAAAGAAATCTAGTGATCCGAAAGGACCGGCATGCCCTCTCCGGCGATCTTCAATGCCGCCACCGGCCAGATGGTCCACGGTGCAGCCGTCTCCGATCCGACTGGCGGCGCCGTGACCGACACCCAGGCACGTACGGCGACGGTAAGTATCCTCGTCGCGCTGCGGACGGTGGGCATCCTCGCCGGGGCGACCGGCGTTTCGAACAACGGCCTGCAATTTGACGGGACGCACCAGGCCACTCTCGCCGCGATCACTGCGCCCACCGGTGGGACCCCGGACGCCGAGCTGCGAACCGCGATCACGGGAATTCTGACGGCACTCAAGTCGGGTGGTGTGATCACCGGTCGTACCG